TTGTATATCCGGTATCAAGAGTTAATGTAGTTTCAACATTAAGAGTCGCGGCAGCGGCGCTTTGAACAGTTACAATATGGCCAATAGGCGCGATGCCGTACCCTTCGCCTTGAGGGGGAGGATCCACAAGCTCTTGTACTCTATCAACAAGTCCTGTATCAGCTGGAAGATAATTTGCTCCTAATATAACAAGTCTCACAGTACCCGGACCATCCCAAACCGGATACACTTTTACAGCTGTAATACCTTCTATAGCGAGCACTTTTTGTTTGTAGTCTGCTATATTGCCACCGAACGCTTGGCCGCGCAAGTTATCGAAATATCGCTGTCTTAAGCTTTCGTCGTCTTCTTCATCTGCGCCGCTTTCTATGATGTCCGCAAGTACGGCTCTGCTCAAACCGTTTATATAATCTATAGGAAGCATATCGCCTGCGGGGGCATTGCCTACAGCACCTGCTGTTTCGCATTCCATCTCAAAGCCATCATCCAGCTTGCTAATTGCTTTAAAAACCAGATCATCAATTCTGAACCGTGAGCCTATAGGAACATCCATCAATGCATTATTGCTATCATAAAAAAGACCTTTCTTGCGGGCTTTAGTAGCTGATTTCCTGATAATAGCTACTTCAGCAGCACGCCGGGTTAAATATTCACCGCTTGATGTATCTGCAAATGCCAGCCTGATTATCACGTCCAAATCCGAATACATCTGTGCCAGTTCAATCGCAGCAGGCGCCAGGGCATCATATATAATGCTTCCTTGCCTTTTATCCACAGTGTTTGGAACATTATCGAGCATTTGCTGCAATATGGCTTCATACGTGTATTGCTCAAACATTTATACTCACTTCCTCGCTGAGATTGCCATAAGCCGACATAACTGTAAAGCTCACATTAACTATATCCCCTTCGAATTGTATATCAAAATCAGTCACATCCTTTATTCTGTCGTCTTGCATCAATGCCTCTGTAACACGTCTTTTTATGTCAGCTTTCACGTATCCTTGAGGTTGGCCTATTAGACTTTCCAGTTCCACGCCGTAATCGCTATCATATATTAAGTATTGAAATCGTTCGGTGAGCAATATCTTTTCCACTGCTTGTTTAACTGCTTCTATCCCATCCGCATAGCCCATTACGCGCCCTTTGCTGAAATCTATCTTGTATGTTTTATCTGTCGCAGCCTCAACGTTTATGGCGCCATCATCTGGCGCAATTATGCTGTCCGGTAGTATCATTTCACACCACCTTACCTATAACTACATATTGCTGGCCGCCTTGAACTCGGAGCAATACCACTTTATCTCCAGCAGCAGGCTCGTAATGCTTTAATATGACTAAGTTATCTTTATTCAGCACAAAGCGCTGCTCAACATTTATTTTAAGCGGCTGAGCACTTGTAACAGTGCCAAATAAAACATTAACCGGATTAGTAGCGTCTATAGCGCCCAATCCGGCTTTTTTGATCGTCTCGAGTAATGCCATTAAATCACCTTCACTTCCAAAGACATTGTATAAAGCTTACCTTCCCATTTGTGCGTACATTCTTCAACCAAAAAATATTTGCCAATGCTAAGCTCGCTCAAAAATATCGGAATATAGCATCCCGCTCTAACTGAGATATCGCCTAATGCGGTTAAATTGAACTTTATTTGCTCCCGGTTTTTAAGCTGCATAAGCCTGTCTAACTGCTCTTTAATCTGTGCCTCATTTAAGCCTTCATCAACTGTCTGATATAATTGCAGTCTGCCCCATTTAGCAATATTGGCGCTATCCTGCGCAATATATACATCCCTCTTGCCGGTATCTTTATTGTTTTTAACCAGTTTAACCCGGTTATAGACATCATCATCTATGCTTCGTTTATAGCTATATTCATATAGCAAACTCTCATCGCCTACTATGGTGTCAAGCGCCATACTTTTAGCATTTTTAAGCGTCAATGATCCAAAATCGTCATAGAATACATATATCTGGCCTGTATTGATAAGCGTCAAATCTAAAGCTTTATAAATGATGTCCAACAGTTTCTGGTTATCTTCCACCATAGAAGGTATTTTGTAGCGCGTATCTTCAAGCGTTCCGGTTTTGAGCTCAAAATCAGATGCAATACGCTTTATAACATCTGTAGCAGTTGCACCGGTGAATACGTAAGTATCGTTAGCTTGCAAATAGCGTATTTGGTCATATGCAGTAAGCGTTATCTCATCTTTTTGACTTTGTTCTTTTGTGAACACATAGCCATAGAAAATGCCTTTATCATCAGCTTTAACGCGTATCACCGCGCCTGTTTCAGCCTTTAGCTTTTTATCGGCATCTTTAATCAGTGTCAAATTAAGCTGGCTGGGCTTGCCTATACGCGTTGTTTGCCATGATACCGACGACACAAGTTCTGCTATATCCCATATATCGCCGTCTCTGTTATCCAGCAATATTTCAAGCACTATACCACCTACTTTGCAGGCAGCTTAACTACTAACCCAATAGGCAGCTTGCGCGTTTGCGCATCAGATATACCGTTTAAGTTAGCTATCTCACGCCAGCGCGTGCCGCTGCCTAAATACTTTTGTGCAATACTCCACAATGTGTCGCCTTTCTTGAGCGTATAGGTTGAAGGTGTTTTGCTTGTATTTGGCCTGGTGCTTTTAGCGGGCGCTGATGCTTTTACTTGGTTGCTGCTGCTTTTTTGGATCACTGCTTTTTTTGGTGCATAATAAACATATTTCTTCAATGACAACTCGTATTCCAGATCGCCTACCGCCCCGGCTTTTTCTCTCCATGTAAAATTTTCTATGGAAACAGTCATATTTATATCGCTTGTTCCAGTCATTATAAAACGCACGACCTGTTGCTCTTCTATCCATTTCTTTATCATATTTACATATTGTATAGGCTCAAGCAGCGTATCAGCTACAACAAACGGATACTGCTGAGCCGGGAAAAAACTTTCAAAGCTAATTTCGCTCAGTTTGGCCTCTTTAATCACGTTTATTTCACCAAGCGATATTATTGTATATGTCTCGCCCTGCCCGGCTTCTTTTATCTCTATCTGCGCAGGATTAACCGGTATTTGGAATCCTTCCTTGCCATCTCCCACACTGAGATATATGCCGTAATCATCCATTATGAATACACCCCCTGGGCTGATATAGCTATCTCGCTTTCAAGCGATTGTTCTATGCGTTTTATTACTGTATCCACGTCCACGTCTTTGCTTATAGGCCCGGTTGTAACTCTTACTACAGGTGTTAAAGTGACAAAGTTTTGTATGCTTTTCATTTCAGCCAAATCCCGTAAAGCTTTTAAGTCTTCGCTGGATATATCCACTGTATCATCGACCTTGCCGACTTTATCTACTTTACCGACTTTGTCTATATTAGGTGCCTTAACAGCCGCAGGAGCTGCTGGAGCAGCCGCGCCTTTGCCTATGCCTTTTAATGCACCGGCAACATCTTTATAAGCATTAGATGTCCAGTCATAACCCTTTTGAAATGCTTTAGCACCGTCTATATATGCTAATTTGGCCTTGTCGAAATTAACTACGTTTTTATCCGATTTAGGCGGCTCAAGCGAGTTAATCATCGCTTCTATGCCGGACGTTAGATTAACTTTTGAAGTAGCTGATACCTCGCCAACTTTACCTATATTAAATCCCGGTATTTTATTCAAGGCGTCTATAAGCCAATTTATACCTTTGATAACTAAGTTTATCCCCTTTGCAAACGTAGAAACAAAATTATTCACAAATGCTTCAATGCCTTTATTGGCATTAAGCGCAAATTGAAGAAACGCCATTTGCAGGTCATATACAAGCTTTTTAACAGCATATACAGGGTCTATAAATACATTTACTAAAAATTCGGCAAAGCTGACAATAACATTCCATATTTCAGCTACAACATTATAGACATATGACACCAGCATTGCTATGGTACCGCCTATAAAACCGAATACCTGATCCGCCGTAACGCCCAATTGATTCAATACGTATATCACCGCGCCAATAGCAATAGCCATTACCAATATAGGCCAATTTGCCAATGCCCATGCGCCTGCTGCTTTTAATATCGGGGCCACCATACTCCATAACTGCGTGATTATAGTAGGCAGATAATAAGCCGCCACTGCTGCCAATGCGCCTGCTATATATGGCCAATATGTGGTAATCAAGCTAACCAAATTAGTCAATCCGGTGACTAAATATCCAGCCAGCGTAGCAGTAACGGATAATGCCTGATTAATGCCATTAACAAAGCTTATGCCGGCAGATGAATTTAAGAATTGGTTTATTTGCGTTAAGACAGGCCCAAAAGCTTGCAGCGCATTGTTTTTTATGCTGTTTGCGACATCACCGAAAGTCCTCGGCATACTCTCAAATTTCTTGTTAATATCATTAGCTGCTGAAAACATCGCGTTTTTGATTATATCCGATGTGATTGTGCCTTCACGCGACATCTCGCGCAGCTGTGCTTTAGATTTTTTAGTATACTTTGCTATGGCGTCGGCCAGCATTGGAGCGTTTTCCATAATGGACCTGAATTCATCGCCTTGCAGCCTTCCTGAAGCCATAGCCTGAGTTAATTGATACATGGCCGCTTCGGCTTCCTGTGCAGATGCGCCGCTTACTTTAAAGCTCTTTTGCATAAGCTCAGTAAAGGTTATGAGTTCATCATTATTCTTAAAAGCATTTCCGGCTAGCAAGCCCAGTTTACCAACTGTATCAGCCATTGCGCTATAAGCCCCGCGTGATCTGTTCGCCGCGGCAAATATTTTATCTTGAAGCTGCAATGTCGTTTGAAGCCCATCATTTATTAAATTGAGACGTGATTGGGTATTCACATATTCATCATTAATGCGCGCTATGGCTTGCGCTCCTTGTATCGATAGATACGTAGCTGCCATTGTTTTTATGCTTGAAAGCAGTTTGTTGAATTGCGATGGTGCCTGAGCCACGCTTTTATTGAAGTTCTGCTGTGCCGCCGTAGATTCGTTTATCCCTTGCCTTATCTCGCTTTCTGCTATCGCTAATTGTTGTTTAGCAGCGCTCAATGTTTTATCTATGTTAACGTTGGTATTCGCAGCCCTCTGCATGTC